CTGATTCTTCATAATCTATTTCATTACCTTTTTGAGGTAAAAAGAAAGTAGCATCCCTTTCTGCTAACTCACATAATTCTGAAAGAATGTTTAGTAATATATTTACTTTGATTTTAATATCCATTAATTTCTATCCTCAAAAAAAGTTAAACAATTTTCTAATGTAATATCATCTAATCTTTTAATGACATTATCTTTATATTTATCTCCAGAGCTTGCTAAATGATTAATTAATCTAATAATTACTACTTGATGCTCTGGTAATAATTCTGAAATTCTGCAAGGAATTTTTATAATGTGTTCATTCATAATTTTTTGTTTATGTGAGATTAATATTAGTATGATATCATAAATATAGTTTATGTACATACATTCATGTCGAGAGTTAAACATTTCATTCACCAACATTCAGACTTGCCCATTCAAGACATTCAAGACTTACTTCATTCAAAACATTCAAATAATTTAAAAAAAGTAAAATTTCAAAATTTTGATTTTTTATTTCAATTTTTGATTTTTTACTTTTTAAAAATTAAAAATTAATCTCTACCTTTTAAAAGTGCATGAATTAACTTTGCTTCCTTTTTACAAATAGAATTATCTCTTTTAATAAGTTTATCTACTGCTTGTTTATTATATTTATTCATTATCTAACCTCTAATAATTGTTTTTTATTACGTTTAATAAGTTTTAAAGCTTCAGCACTTGCCGTATTTTTTTCTTGTAACCCATGTAATAAAAGTGCAAAAGGTTTATCTTGGAAACATAAACTATCATCTACATCTATCTCTAACCCTAAATTTTTTGCCTCTTCAATTGAAAAAACTACTTTGCTATATCTTGTAAAATATCCTTCATTAATCAAATAATCATATTTACCACCATAACTAGCAGTTAAATAAAAATTATTAGGTAATAAAACTTCTAAAAAATATTTTAAGCTTTTGCTATAACAATAAAATTTTATATCCTTATTAAACTTAGCTACATTTAACCAAGCCTCTAAGTATAAAGGATTATAAAAATCTCCGCTTTCATGTATTCGAAATTTATTAATATTCTTTTTATTAGCTAATAAACTATCGTTTATTAAATTGCTTAACCCGTCTATATCCCTTTTAACTACATAACTATTAATAAGATTATAGTTATAACGTCTAGAGTTATACACGTTAGGATAACGTAGCTCTTCACATGCTGCGAAGCAAGTAAATAAACTTTCATTACCACGCTTTAATTCTCTTTTATTTGTTTTTTCATTCATAATTGCCCAAGCCAGGCACGAATTAGAACCTGGGCATGTCAAACCAGCTGGAATTGATAGAATTCCCGTAGTTTTTGGTAATTTTTTATTACCTTTTGACATTTTTAAAATCATTTTTTATTATTCTCCTTACTATCTCTTATTAACTTGTTAAAACGTTTTGATTCTGAAGGAGATAAACCACAAAAATAATTTAATAAATTGCCTTCATATTGGTCGGCAAGTTCAATTAGTTTTTTAAGACTTTTATTCATTCTATTAACTCTCCTTCAAAAATAATTTCTACATTATTGGGATCAATTCCCTTATCTGTTAATTTTTCTGCTAGTTGTTGAAATAAATAGTTACATTCATTTTTGTTGAATAAACTAAATAAATCAATTTTTTTTGATTCATTCATAATGATTGATAAAAAATTGGAAGGTTAAAAGTATTATTAAAATACTTTTATAAAAGGATCAGTTTTAAATGATCCCTTTATGAAAGTATTAATTTTTTAAATCTTTTATTTTTATATTTGTAATTTTTCTATGGCTATCATATCGAACATTAAAAGAACTTATATTAAGTTCTTTAAATTGTGGCTTGTTTATGTATTGTCCAGTATTTGAAATTACAAAATCTTTTAATGCATTTAAATCATTAATGATAGATTTTTTTGTTTTATAGTCTCTGCCATAAGCAGGTAATAAAGTAATAAAATTCATTTTTAATAATCCTCTGGAAACATAATGCAAGTGTTGTTATAATCCATTATTGTATAATTTTCTAAGTCCATTTTATCCTCTGTTAATCCATATCCAACGGTCATAATCCATATCTTACGGCCAGTAGATAAAAGATAAACGCCTAATAAACTGCCACCATTTTCTTCTTTTATAGTGTGGTTATTAGTTTTAATTGAATCACTCTCAACAATTCCCCAGTCTTGAAAAAAATATTTATTTTCAAGAATTGAGAATACTTCCATAGCAATTTTTAAATCTTTATCCATATAGTGTGCTAATGCACTTGAATAATGAATAAAACCGAAATTTGACTCTTTTAACTTTTTTGTTGGTGTTGTGGTCATTTGTAAAAATAAATAAGTTTACATTAATATGATATCAATTAATAGTTTATATGTAAGGTATTATTTAAAACATTCAATAAAAAAACATTCAAAAATTGCATTCAATTTTTGCATTCAATTTTGCATTCAGTTTATTAAGCTAATTTATTTTTTTAAATTTTTTTTTTTTTTTTTTTTTTTTTTTTTTTGAAAAATTTTTGGCAAAAAAAAACCCGCTATTTTTAGCGGGTGATTTATTTATCTTCCGTATCCAATTGTATCTTCAGAATCTGGAAGTGTTTGAAGTGTGAAGTAACCACACTCTTTTTTTAATGATTCGACAGTATCGGAACTATCATAATCCTCGTTTTGAAACTCTACGGCTTCATAACCTTTTGTCTCTACGAAGTCAACAAGTTTTTCTTTTGATATGGTGCTGGCAATATGTCCAGCATCCCCACACTCGTTAACAATTAATAAAACATTTAATGACATTGTTTTAACTCCTTTTGTAATTGGTTTAATTTTTTTTCTAATCTGATAACTTTATTTTTTAGCTCAGATTTCTCTACTGTTAAGTCCATAATTAATTTATGGTAATAGAGATCGGGATTGTAATAACCCATATTTTAAATATCCTTAAGTAATTGGTGTACTTGTTGTGTTCTCTCTTCTAATCTTGTTGCAAGTGTATTAGTAATTGTAATAGCTTGCCAAGTTAAAATTAAGAATGAAAAAATTAAAAGATAAGTTCGCATAATCTGGAAGGGATAAAAAGGAGTTAGTAACTAAACTAACTCCAGACGTAATTTAATCATCTAAGACTAATCTGACATAAGTAGGAATATTATGAAAAAAATCCCAGTGTTCAGATTCGTCTATTGGATGAACTTTTAACCATAGTCTCTTAGACTTTTTTGAAATACATTTTTCATATCTAATTTTATTTTTAATTAGATAATCTTCGTACTCTGGATAGATGCAAGTAATACCGATCATTCTGCTAAATCATAAAGATCATATTTAATCCTTAATGTTTCTCTAGTTAGAGAATCCTTAAAAAATAAACAGTTCGGCCACTTTGGATGCATCATGTTAGTTGCTTCAAGATATCTCATGTTTTGTTTGAAATAATCTTGATTGATATAACCTCTCTTTAAAGCTATATCAAAAGCCAATTTTGAATTTTGACTTAATTCAATATTCAAAGTTGATCGGATTTTCTCCAATTGTTTTAAGTCCATAGGAAGGTAAGATTAAATTTTCAAGTTACTTTTTTGATTCTTTGCTTTTGTATCTCTTAAGAGGTTGTAGTCAGCGAACTGATTCTAAACATTAGAGCAGTCAAAGTATCAAAAGGTTTAAAATCATATTTCGCACATAAGGAAAAATAATTTTCATAGGATGTACCAATTATGATAATATACCATATTGATATATTATATCAAAGTAATATAAAAGTCAAGTATATTAACAAATATTTCTAAGTCCTCTGAGGATCGCTTCAGACAGGCGAAAATTTTGAAGGTACTATCATATCAAAGTTATATTAGAACGCTATTACAGAGGCATACAAGCCATTTTAAGGGTATTTTAGAGCATAGGGCAAGGTAGCAAAAATTTTTTTTATATCGACATCCCCTCGGAACTTAAATATATATCCTAAATCTTTGTTACTTTGATTCGACTTTTATTGAAAGCTCTGGAGCTTGAATGTTTACAGTTTCTACGGATTCACCTATTACTTTGCCGAGGGAGTCTAGGATCTGTGCTGCTGTTTGTAATTGACCTTTTTTTATTGCTTGATTGAAAAGACGTACTCTCATTGCTTGAAGGCGAGGGAGCATAGATTCTCTATCTTTATCCCAATCTTCGGTATTCCAATATTTTACTTTATCCCAATCTTGCCAAGCAGTAGTTTCTGAAATACCTTCAATTTTTGAATGTTCTATTACTAGCTGTCGAGTAGTTTGACCTTGAAGTTGTCGTGAATAGAGTCTTTGTGCTCTTTCTTGAACCTTTTCTGCTGTTGATCTAGCTACAAATCTAGGTCTACCACGTTTTTTAGTTTGAGCTACTGGAGGAGTAATATCGTTGGGAAAGGTAGAAGAAGCCACGGACTAAATCTGAGAGGGGTTAATAATCGAACTATAACCTAAAAATGCGGAAATAGGCTATAAATAGGGGGTATAGATTGAAATTTCTGTTATTTTTTAGTATATGGCGGTGAGAAATGGACCAGAAATCAGTTTAAGGTACGCACAAGGGGAGGTATTTAATTGTGATAAAAGATTTCGGGTGTTGGTTGCAGGAAGAAGGTTTGGCAAATCATATTTATCCTGTATTGAACTGCTCAGAGGAGCTATCAATCGACCTGGGGAGGTGTATTTCTATTGTGCTCCTACTTATCGGATGGCAAAGGATATTGCGTGGAAAGAATTAAAGAAGTTAGTGCCTAAAGTTTGGGTTCAGAGCAAGAATGAAACAGATTTAAGGTTGGAGTTGATAAATGGATCGACTATTGAGTTAAAGGGTACAGAGAATGCGATGGCATTGAGAGGAAGAAGCCTAGCAGGGGTTGTATTGGATGAAGC